CGCCCCTGTACGTACTGCAAAATCGTGCTGTACTTCCTCGTCTGCATTGTAGCTATCTATCAATATCCAGTCTTCACTTGCATCTTCACCCAACGCAATAAGCGCATCACCTGCAGTGTCATCTACTTTTTTTTTTTCAAAAGCAGATTGTACCACCTCGGTTGGTTCCAAAGAACCAGGTAATACATCGGCAAAGATTGCGTCAATAGTGGCAGTTGGTAACGTCGGGAACGCAGCACTTACAATAGCCTTTGCACTTGTCACAGGTACAGCACCTGCAGCACTTTGCATTACGATGTCCACAAGTGAAGTAATCTGTGCACCATTCAAAGCCGTAGCGGCAACATCTGCAGTAGTGCCTGTTGCATTCGCATCGGTTACGACAGATGTTTGCTCAGCTACAAGTGGCGTGTTCGGTACAATCTCAAAGCTCACACCCGGCATTTGATTGCTCAAAAGTTCGGTAATACTCTTATCGATTAGCGTTTGATACGGCTCAATGACTTGCTTGTTAAATATCTCAAGTCCCGTAGCCATCTCGTCCTTATTGCTACCAAATCCTGTTGCCTCGCGAATACCAAACAGCAGTGGCGTAGTTACACGGTGTGCTGTAATTATCTTCTGCGTTGCAGTAGTATCCATCAATTGATACTGCTTATCCGCATCGTTTACAGGGAATGGTGTAATCTCGGTCTTAGGTTGATCGCGCTCGTTGAAGAACATTACCACCTTGCCCGCGTTACGCGCACCGCTCATCTTGTTCTCCCAGTCCATCATCATTTGTTGCTTCTGCTCAGGCGTTGCTTGGCCGTTGTAGAAGTTGATAATGGTAGAAGGAAATAGACCGTTTGAGATTTGGTTAATATGGAATATCGAAATCTGTTTGTCTAGTTCAATATAGTTAATCGCACTCCAGTAGTCGGGGCGTGGGTATGTATCGCTGCCCGTATAGGTAAAGCACCAATAGATTTGGCGCGGCTCTTCCATTCGAGTCAAGTAATTATACTTGGGTATGAATTCGGGCGTGTTCTTTTTCTTTCGTGTGTTGCTCCAGTCGTAACTGTGAAAGATACCTACCTCGCTATCATCATCCTGATTTACCGCTATGCGGCACTCTTCAAATGGTATAGGATTTAGCTTGCTTATAACTGTGCGGTCATTAGACCATATCACCTCTATAAAGAAACCACCAAACAACTTCAAGTCGTGGGCGGCTGCATACGTCAAAGTATTTATATCAAGTGCATCCAGTTCCTCTTGGTATTGCTCAGACTTAATACCCTTACCCGCTATCATGTCACCAATAGCCACAACTAAACTACCGTGTACTGGTGACTCGTGGGACAGGTCGCGTAGGTATTGCGGAAAATCATTTTGATCACCGTAATTAACCCAACCTTTTCGGTCTATTTTTTCGGCATCGGACTTAGCAACGTACTCGCTAAGTTTCAATGAAACTATATTCGATTCTTTAGATTCCATAGATAATGTCGTTAGGTATCACATCAGTTGGCACATCAAAATAAGATGTGTTATTTGTCAAGACAGCATATCCACGCTCAACCAAACCAAGTACAGAACCATCTGACGGATTAGTATTGACTGCAGAATTTTGCCCGTATACCTCGTAACGGTAACGCCCTGACCGGGTAAGACCAACTGTTGTGACAGTGAGTTGTGTGATGCGTGTATTTTCATTGACAATTACGGCAACCTGTGCAAGGTCTGTGCCTGTGGTGCTGTTCTCCTCGTGGGTTAACACCAATAGATAATTCGTGTATGCTGTTGCAAAGTACTGCCTAGCTTCATCGAGTGAAAGAAAGAGCGTTTGATTCGCTGTATTTGTAACTAGATATATCATGCCTTTTAAATTTAAAAAGGGCAAGTCAAATATAACCTGCCCTTTTTACAATACAACAAGAACACACAAAAACGGAAAACAAATCTTAGTAAGCAGGGCTTACAGTAATACCTGCGAAGTTGTCGAAAGGTACAGAAGTGAATGGCTCAAGGTGTACAGCTGGTGTCAACTCCTCAGCAGTAGTAGTAACCTGATAACCCATTAAATCCGCCTTTTGCGCTCCCGATTGTACAGTACCTGCAGTCAGCTGTGAGCCTTCACCTGCACCAATCAACAAGATTTGGTCATCATTGGTACGTACAAAAACAATCATCTTTGCCTTAGCTACGTTTAAGAACTCGTTACGCATGTCTTGATTCAATTTACCGAATGTCCATTGTACTTCCTGTGAGAAGTAAAGTGTACCCGATTCCAAGTTCTTGTTTACAGTCTCAATGTAAGAACCTGAGTTACGGAATGGAACGTAACGGTAGATAGTAGCAGTAGGCAATCCGTCAACTTCTCCATCTACACCACCGTAAGTGATGCCCGATGTAAAGTCATCGTAGTTAGCAATCAGAACCTCTTTAACACCTCCGATACCTTCAAGGCATCCGAGTGTAAAACCAGTAGTTAATTCACAAGCCATACTATATAGTTTTTAAAGGGGGTTATTACACCCCCCGTTGATTATTATTAAGATTATAGACCCCAAGCAACAATGTCCTCAGCTACGCAGATTTGAGCACCCAAGTAGAAGCGTGCACCGTAACGCACGTTCTGTGATCCATCCAAGTTTTGCATATCCAAGATGAACACTTCGTTCATTTGGTTTTCCTGCCAAGTACCAAGCATCAAGTTTGACTTCTGTGAGAAAATCAAAACGTCATCGCTCATACCCGGACATACTGCGATTTCGTACATACCTACGAAACGCTTGTTTACTTCAGGACCACCTGTCAAGTACCAACCGTTACCTGCAGCGATTTGAGCTTGCATGTATGCTTCCCAAGCAACCTGACCCATGTAGATGGTTGGCTTTTCAGCAGCACCTTTTACACCGTTTGAAGCGGTAGAGATAAGCGACCAAATAGCACCGATGATTGTAGTATCATCCAAAGTACCTGTACCCGCGCTAGGTGCAGCAGATGCAGCAATCAAAGTCTCGAATCCATCGTACTGACCAGTGGTAGCGTTAACACCTGACCACATTACAGTCTCGTTATTGGCAGCAATACCGCTTACCAAACGCTCAACAATAGCGTCTTGGATTTGAGTGTTTACACGACCTGACATTACATCGGCAGCAGACCAGTCTGTAAAGAAGTCCTTCTTACAGATTTGACGCTGTACCTGGAACTCTTCCAAAGTCAAGATGCGCTCAGTCAAAGTGATAGTACCTGTTGGGGTAAAGTCACAAGTGCCTGCGGCGAATGTTACAGTGTCTTCAATTTTACGAGCCACTGACTTGTAAGGTACATTTGGCTTCATAGTAACGTACCCTGCAGATACGTTAGAAACGAGTGCCTTGCGGCAGATTTCACCAGCTAGCTCTCCCGCGTAGGTGGTGGTTAAACTTAAAGAAGTTGGCATATCTTTTTTACTTTTTTAATCTTGATTAATTACTTTGTTTTGAGCGAATGCTTTCCATGAAGTCGCTAAATGATGAGCCATTCGTAGCTACTACAGGTTGTGCATTCTTTTTAAATTCTTGAGATTTTACAGAAGGAACTGCAGGAGCCTTTTTAACCGAAGCGAGTTCAGCCTTTACAGCGTCCGTGTCATTCTTAGCAGATTCAACTGCTGCAGCTAGCTCGGTCTTTTCAACCTCTAATGCAGCAATGCGCTCAGACAATTGACCGATAACGGCAACGAGGTCTTCGCTACTCATCTCAGTCTCCTGTTCTGCACGTTCGATTTCAGCAACCATACCATCTTCACCTACTGTGACACTGGTAACACCGTCCTCAAGGAGATATTCTCCTGCAGGTACAGGCACTGGGTTTCCTTCGGCATCTGTGGTGTAGATGTCTACACCTACTACCCACTCATTAGCGGTAGAATAGATTTTAGTACCATCGGACAAAGTGCCTTCTACTGCAAACTTTACTTCCGTTGCCGGGGCTTCAGCTGCTGCAGTTTCTTCTTCGAACTTGATACCAACTGTGGAAGGGTCAATGCCGTACTTAGAAAATACGGATTTGATTTGTTCTTTGATATTCGACATTTGTTGGATATTTGGGTATAGTAGCAAAAACAGTGTTTTGTTACATCCAACAAGATGCTGTATCTTCGCGTGGTAAATAATTACGTACAATATGAAAACACAACCTACTGCTATGCACACAAAGATTACCGTGCGCATGACTGACAAACAGCTAAAGTCATTACAGAAAACTGCAAAGCAACACAACATGAATGTTGCCGAATATGTACGCGCTTGTGTTCTGTGAATTGGTAAATGTGATTAATAAAAGAAGGCCCTCGTTAGGGCCTTACTTTTTTACCAGAACCAATTATCACTTTTATATACGCATTAACCGCAGCTAATATAACACTATTTTTTAATCTGCATGCGTGCCGTGTTATTTGTGCTGTCGTTATCAGGTACACCGTTCACGGCTGTAATAGTTAGCACATAATCCGTAGGCAATGCCACAGGTGGTGACGTGATGTTATACACGCTTCCAAACGTTGCACTCTTGCCAACTTCTATGCGATCAGCACGAGACCATGTACCCGTGAAGCCACCTACGAGGCCGTGGTTTACCTTCATACTTGTAATAACTACACTGCCTTTGTTGTAGAAGGTGTAGAATATACGCACACGGTTGGCATCGAGCCACTCATAACGGTCTATTGTTACGCTTGCATCCAGTCCTGAGGCAGGTGGATTAACAAGTGTAATAGTCAAACCTGTGCTAATGGTGTTATCATTCTCATTGGTTTCTTTTATTACCATATTCGGGTCGATGGTAAGTGAGAAAAGAGCATTGCCTGTTTGATTGTTAGGCAATCCAAAGGGTGCTGTCTTAGTTACTACCGTTTGACCTTTGGGTATGGTCACATCGCCCGTGTAAAAAACAAACTTGCTACCATCGGGACGGGTGAAAGTAAGATTCACTGTAGCAATCACATCAGCCGTATGCACCTTATCCAAATTAACGCTATAAGTCACTGTTACGCTACTGCCTTGCACAGCCGTTGCAAGTGTTGATATAGTCCCATATAGGTTGTATTCAGCAACGGGCACAGGCACAGGGTCGCCACCGTCTAAACTCTTGGCAATAGTCACGGCATTGTACATATTCACCACGCCATAACCCAACTCTAAACTCTTACCATTGACATCGTATACATACCCGCCTGTTTTTCTACACGCTTGGCGTATCACATCCGTTACCTGCGCCTCCGTTAGTGCTGGGTTGGCAAGTATCACACTAGCCGCAGCTGCAGCCATGACAGGACATGAACACGACGTGCCGCTAAAGTTGGTATAGTTACTTGTTGCGTTATAACCCGATGCACCCGTACGGTCTACCGTGGGACATTGTGTACCCGGGGCGGATGCAAAAGTTTTAGGACCGTAGTTACTAAATGAAGCGCGAAGGTTTGATTGTGTAGATGCGCCCACTGCATGCACCATAGGGTATATTGCAGGAGCCTGTGTGAAGTTTGGATTGCTTTGATTACCTGAACTCGCAAAGATGGGTATGCCTTTTCCGCCGCGTCCGTATGTCTTTGCCGCTGTTAAAGCGTTTTGAAATAACGGATATGACGTAGAGCCACCACCGCCCCAACTCATGGACACAGCAAGACAGTTAGGGTTAGCTATTGCCTTGTTAATTGCACGGGTTACTATGGTATCGGATGTAGCAAAACCGCCTGAAGATGTGGAACCATAACCGATATGCAAAAATTGCACTTTGAGTTTGTTGTTTCCTAGTGAGGAAACGCCCACATTGTTATCCGTTGCTGCACATATCAAGCCACTGCAACAAGTCCCATGCTTTTCATATTCGCTTACTGGGTTTACATCGGCTGCATCGGTTACACAGTTCCATGATGTGCTGCTAATAGTACCCACTAAATCTTCATGCCCTACCTCGCAAGCTATATCCAGTACTGCTACTTCGCCATAGGCCGCCCCATCAATCAAGCTCCACGCCTCCGATGCTTGCATATTAGGCAAGTGCCACTGTGCTGCGTAACTGTAAGCATCTGCGTCCGTTTGATATGGTTGGATGTAGTCAGGCTCTACGCTCGTAAATAGTTTTGAGTTCATCAGTGAGATGTAGAACTCATTAAAAGCGGCAAAGGCAGGTACTTCTACAAATAGAGTATTAGTCAACTGAAAGATTTCAGTGACTACTATTTTGTTCTTAGAGCAATATGCACGCGCTGCATCAAGGTCGGGAGCAACTAGGATAGCAAGACCCGTAGCGATTTGGTCTAGTGATCCATCAACTTCATTCACTTGGCAAACTTTTTTATGGTCTGCCTTTATTGGCTGTTCGTCCTGAAATACGATGATGCCAAAAGGCTCATGCACTGCGACTACGTTAGCCTTAGTTTTGTTCTTGTCAAAAGACTCTTTGTCTTTAAATTTTACACTATTAATTTTCATTTGGATGGGTTTACTTTGCTCAATAGCTGGTCAAGTTCCAGTACTAACTCAGCCTCGTAGTTCTTTACACCGCTCATGGCTACGCCTACCTCGTTAAAAAAGCCTTCTATGCTATAGCCTTTTATCTTGCCCTCCTTCACATCATTCCATACATGTTCTTCATCGACTTTTGTACCTATGAACCATGTGCCTACGGGCAGGTCAGGCAAACCAAGTTCAATGCTCTTATCATTCTTACCCTCTTTTAGCCACGATTCTACCACGGTCACACCTGTTACGGGTATCTCATGCTGCAGGTTAGTGCTGTGTTGCAGGTTCTTTTTGAAGAACTGATGCGCGATAGCTTGCACTGTAGCCTTTTCAAAATACACATAGTACTCTTCACCTTTCTCATCATAACGAAGTATCTCTTTATCCGGGATAAGGGCAGGGCCATATAACATACGACGCTCTTCATCCACTTTTGCAAACTGCATTTTAGAAAGTGCAATCCAATTTTCTTCTATGGCGGGCATGTCCACAAGTCCCATGGCCGTAATACCAAGGCGGCCATCCTCATCTATAACACACTTAACTACTTTTCTTTTTTCCATGTTTCAAAGTTATTTATATTTGTACGGTTTCGTCATATACAATCAATTGTTTTCAAGGCATAAGCCGTCCAAACGTGGGCGGCTTTTGTTTTATCCTATGCGTGCGAGGTCTTCTACTTTAATCCTTACCTCCTGTTGACTTGCTACATCACCCGCAAGTACATAGGCTCTTGGTGTAAGTTGCTCAGGTCTTTCCTGCAGGAATGAAGATGCAAGCGGGTTAAACTGTGCAGGTTGTGAGCCTCCACCGCCATCGGGTAAATTAGGCACGCTGTCATTATTACCACCACCACCGGGATTGCCACCACCTTGAAATTGTTGCTGTGCAATGGTCGCCACGTTAGCCAAACCCGATGCAATAGCCACACCCGCTGCGATAAATGGTTGAGCAGGGAATAAGACTGTTTTAGGGTTGGCCGCAGCACTTGCAAAGATTGCGTTCGCACCTTTGTAGGTATCCACGGTGGCCTGTGCAATGCTCACAGCCTTTTGTATTTTAAACGCTGCCTTTGCTCGTTTTTCATCGCCTTTGGCAAATGCTGCTGTTAATGCGCCAATAGCACCCAACGCATCGGATGCAAGTGACAACTTAGCGTCTTGTACAGCCTCTTCTTGTGCTATTCTCGTTTGTGCTGACTTTGCATTAATAGCATCTACTTCATCTTGATTTTGTTTTGCAATAGCTGCAAGTTGTTCCGCATTGCCTTTTGCCGCATCGCGCAGTATTGAGTACTTTAAATCTGCTGCTGCAATTTCTTTGTCTACACCTTCCTCCATTAAGGAAATACTAAAGGCTTGTGCATCTCTTTGAGCCTTTAACTGCGCATCAAAATCCGTAACCTCAGTCTTTGCAGATTCAATAGGCTTAGCCGCATCCTTACGGATTTGCTCGGTAATCTTTGCGGATTCTGCAGCCGTTTTATTACGCGAATCAAGTATCTGTTTATTTAAATCTTGCTCTATTTTTAACTTCTCATCTGCAGTCTTTTTAGCGTTGGCAACCTCCTTAGCATCTTGTGCATTTAGGATTCCGTCGCGAGTGGCTACTAATCCTTCGAGTGACTTTTGCGCATCCTTGACAATTTGCTCCTGCGCCTTACGTTCTGCTTCCGGGTCGAATACTTTTTTGACTACAAAATTATTTATGTCTTCAAAAACCGATGTAACATCTATTTTTTCAATACCCAATCCTAACTTGTTTAGGATATCAATTGAACCATTTACAAAGTTTTCAAAGAACTCAGCGAGCTTGCGTTGTGGAAACGTAACAAAGTCGAGAAAGGTCTTTAAATATTGAGCGTTACGCTCGGCTGCTTTAATTTGACCCTCAGCCTGTAGTCGTGTGGTTTCAACTACAGCTTGTTGCTCGGCAATAGCCGTATTAAGTTGTGATATTTTTAAGGCAGTTATTTCCTTTTCGGTCATGCCCTGCCGCTTCAAAGTTTCCTCGGTTGCAGATATCCTATCAAAGTTTTCCTTGGCCGCAGCAGCACGCTCTTTCTGAATGTTTAACGCCTTCTGTTCTGCATCGGTCACACCGTCGATAAGACTCAACAGTTCCTCAGCATACACAATAGCAGCGGCAATGGCTGCACCTATCAAGAAAATAGGATTAGTCAGTAACGCCTTACCAATAGATGCAAATGCGCTACCGATGCCTTGAATACCTTTGGCTATATCACCCGGCTTAATCTGTGTGATGTTTTGTGCTAGTAACTTTGCACCCTCTGCTGCACCTTCAAAGTCAAGGTTAGCAATACGCGAGGTCACGAGTCCCAGTGATCCACCAACACGTTCAAACGCACCACCCGCCTGAGTGCCTACTGCCTGCGCTGCATCTTGTATCTTATCTTTTAGTTCACCCGCCGCCTGTGATAACTCACGGTACTTTGCACTGTCGGGGTCGGTAGCTGCAAGCTGTGCCTGTAATTCGCGCAGCTGCGCCTTGAGTGATTTGCTAGAATTAGTTACCGCTTCCTCTTGTACGGCTAACTCTTGAAAATCCTGTTTCGCTGCATCAATACTAGAGGTGTCTACCTTAGTCTCTTTTAATTCCGCGTTCAGTTTATCCGTTGCAGTAGCAAGATTATTCACGGGCGCGACAACCTGCTCAACCGCATCACCTACTTGCTCAATGCTACTAGCTGCATTACCTGCATCGATGGTTTCTATTGCATTACCAATGTCATCAATCTTACCTGTTTCAATCCCACTAATCGTTGTTTCTAGTTGCTGTATCTGTGTATTGACTTCAGCAAAAGCCTGACTATTCGGGTCAAGTTTCTGCAGCTGTGCATCGAGGCTAATGAGTTGATTGTATAATGTATCCAGCGCAGCGTTTGTTGCAGTAGTGGTAGCATCAAGGCTTTGCAGGTTTTGCTCTGCCTGTGTGGTGTCAATTACAAAACTCCGTACAATAGGTTCAGCCATTAGTAGATTAGTTTAGCGATTAGGTAAATTATAGTAAAAAAAAGAAACGTGCGCCATATATACAGGGTCACAAACCATAAAGCACGCTGCCACGGGCGAAGTGAGTAGACGTGCTGTGGTAAGGTCTTAATGCCGAGCTGCAAATAGCGTAATGAGTTTTTGATGTTGTCCATTTTATGAAAGTTTTAATTGTTGGTATTGTATGTTCGCGGCTACTACAAAGTCATCAGGGTAAGTGCCACCTGTTACGGTTACATTGATGCGATGCTCTGCTGTATTTGTTGCCGTGTCAATCCCGAAGGTAAACACATTAGTGCCTATTGCCCCTATCGTATCCAATGTAGTTATTGCACTGGCATTAGCAGCAGCTGCATACTTGTCAAGTGTAAAATGATGCAATGAAGTTTCTACACCTCCCAAAGTGTCTTTAATTGTAACGTTCATCACAACGCTCCAAGCCGTGTCATCATCCATATTAATATACTCACCCGCCACGCCTTCAATATCCAAGTCAAATACATCTCCTGAAGTAGCTACGTTAAACTTTTTCTGCAGCACGAATTGCCCAAACTGTGCCCATCCTGCGTAGCTAGTACCTACTAGGCCGTCACGATAGCCACCGCCTACATGTATACCGGGTAGATTCGTGTACACGTTCTTGCCAAGTATATTGCTACCCTGCACATCTTTCGTTAGTGTAAGGTTTTCACCCACGGCTAGCATATCCTTATTACCATTTTCAAGAGTGACGGCCTCGCCATTAATAACACTATTTGTTATTTGGGCATTGCGCGTTTGAACTGCAACTTTACGAGGTGCAGGATTAGTAGCAGTACCCGATGTAGGTGGATTAGGTCTGTCGCCTGTTGGTACGTTTGCCCAGCATATACCTAAATCCTCGTCCCATGTGTAGCCATAACGCGAACAACAGTCTTGTGTTGGAGCAATAGGGTTATAATCTGCATCCTCAAAGTTCACTTCACCGTTTATGCTAATTGATACTGGAGTTCCGCTGCAGTCCTCTGCTTCCTCAACAAACTTCAGGAGCTTAACCTTTGTACTCTCGTAATCACCAACCTTGTAATCGGTAATTTCAAGTATGCGCCAATAGCTATCCTGAATCCAAATCTTATCGCTAAACTTAAATGTGAGTATATCCTTTAGATCAAGCGCAAAAGATGCTTCCATTATTCTACCTTCAGGCGAATACAGCGCATTCATGTACTGTCTCCAGTATCTGTTGAATAAGTTATTGTATGGATTGGCTGTGATAAAGTGCGGGGGCGTTTCAGGTGCCCAGTTCAAATCCTCATCATCAAAATCCGCATATACCGAACTATAATTATTGAGTGCCTTGACCAGTATATAATTTACTGTGCTAGTGCTATCATCATATAACTGCACACGCCATAACGCGGCCTCAAATAAACAACGAGGACCGGGTATAACAAACTGTAACGACTCATTTAAAAACATAGGAATTACATAGCCGCTACCGTTAACCACTCCCGACGGTGTTGAGCGTGTTACAAGTTGTATCTTTTGTTCTCCTATAGCAAAGTCGCTAGGCGAAGTATTCGGATTTACTGTATATCCTATTGCTTCATAATCCCCATATATGCGCTCCAAGTTTCTGTATTGCTTAGACAGTATATCATCCCCTGCCGTATAGGTAAATTGAAACTTACCTTTCTGCAAATCGGTTGTGCTACCGAGTACGATGTCTTTGCTTATGTCTAGTTTTGGTGTCCAGTCTAGTGTGTCACCACTTCCCAAATAATAAATCTGTGGAACTATATATATCTTGTTGGGTATTGCCCTATCTGGGACAATAGCACAGTTGTGCATTTTGATTACATCCGTCACAAAGTCTATCTGCTTCATGTCGGGTGCATTCAAATTATAAAATATAGTCTGTGAATAGTTAAGGTGCGCAATGGCTAACTGAACAGAACTATTTGTATCAAATGTGGCAGTGCCTACACCTTGCTTAAAGGTAAACCATGTAATAGTATCACCCGGATTTAAGGTGACCGCGTGATTAAAAGACCATGTATTTGCCCCTGTAAAAAACTGTGTATCTATTACGTTGATTACAGTGCTACCGTTTACTATTGCCTGAATAAAGACACGGGCACTTGTACCTGTGATGTTTACGGTAAAGGAAAGATTGAAATTATAGATACCACTTGCGGGTGCAGTGTAGGTGTATGTAGCGTTATTGTAATCCCCCTGATTATCGTAAACCTCCGAGTCAAAGGGTATATAACCGTTTGTAACAAATGGTGCGCTTAATATGGCTTTAAATCCAAAGGAACCTGTAGTGTCGCTACCGTGTAGATAGCGCGTGTTACACCACGGCATAAAGTAGGGCGACATAATAGACTGTAAACTTCCTGCCGACAATTCAAACCCAGCCTCACTTACAATGTTCTCAAATAGCCACCACCAATTAACAGCGGGTGTTAAGTCAGCAGGATAAACAGGTAAAGTTGGGTCTTGTAATGGTCGTGTATTAGCTTCGCCGTTGTCACTCCATAGTTGACCACGATCTAATATGGACCATGTTCTATCTGCATTTGGATTGGTGACGTTATCGTAGCTGCACGTTTCATTAAGTGTGCTCAATGCTGCAATATCTGCGAGCTTTTTTTCTCCGATGTTACGCACGAGGTCAGGAGTCTCAGCATAGAATGCTAACTCTACCTCGTTAATTCTGTTCTGTTGCTTGTATACTTTGCGCACCCGCACATAACCCGTAGCGATGGGCAGGGTATCCACACGAATCTCAGCAGGTAGCTTGTAGTGAAAATAATTCTCAGTCCCAGCTGTTACGTTTACATCGAATAGCGCACCTAATGCTTGCTGATTTTTAAAGCTATAAGGCACACGAAACTCACGACTGAACGCACCCTGTGAGGTAAAGTTACTAAGGTCTTGAAATTTCCAGTTCTGACTTATACTTTCATTTTCGAATAAATCAAGATAGTGCTCTGTCGTTGAAGGCACAGCCGCCATATAGTTAAAGTTCGGTAAGTCAGCACCACCGACACTAAAGTTCCAAGGAGCGGTTGTAAATATCTGCGTATTGGTTGGACTAATGTAGGAAAAGGCAGGATTATCTATTGTAACTGCGCTAATAAAAAAAGTACCTAAATCACCATATGTTAAACTTTGTATTTGAACATAGCCACCAACATATGCGCTCATGTCATTTGGATAACTAAAAACCTCTTGAGGGTTAACGCTATCATTTATTACACCCGATTCAGTAGCCAATACAACACCACTTGGTGCTGTGCCGGGTACTCTAACTATTAGTTGTACTTCTCCGTTCATGTTATGTCCAGTATTCGTTTGCTATTCGCATCTTTAAAGTTACATTGTACAGCTTGCCGTCGCGTGTGTTCTTTTCCACATACGAGGTATCATCTATGTTCACGGGTATGTTGATGGGTTTACCTGCATCTTCTGTCAACCATTCTACCTGATTGCTCACAAGCAACGAGCGAAGGAACTTAAACTCGCCTTCACTGATAAAATCGGATGTTATTGTTATGACCTGTTGTACAAGGTTGCGCCTTTCTTGCAAGCCTCTATCGGTTGCACTGAATACCGTAGTCGTGCCATTAAACAAAACCTTGCGGAACTTCTTACGATCAATCTCATCCGTTGTCTCTGACTTTTTAATGAAGTTGAAATAGTCCCATCCACCACGGCTATTGACCCACGCGAGGCGCATGTTATAATAGTGGCAATCGTGTTGGCCGTATACTGCTGCATTGTAAAAAAGAAACGGCTCAGTCTTTTGTGTGGCTGTATTAAACACCGTGACCTGATAACAACGCCAGTTAGGAAACAGCGAAGGCTTTACAGCAAGTGCTGTGTAGTCGTTTAGGTTGGCAGGGTACACGGGCAGACCTTCAATGTCGTAGGCGTTTAGATTCAATGTAACCGTAGTAGGTGCGCCCACCGCTGGGTACATCGTAATCTTGTAAGTGTTCACCGTGTTATTCGTCAAATAGGTGTCATTGCCGGGTATCGATAGCAAACCGTAGTCTGTTTCAAATACAGGAATCCAAACAGCGTTAGCCGATGGACCAAATCCCCAAGTACTAGCGAGCGGGTTAGTGTGCATGCCCTCAAATCTATCCGACATCGGTAGACTCGTTGTAGATGTTAGCGAGTATTTAACCTTGTTACTACCTGTTTGCACGTTTGGTTTGTAACCGTCTATGACTTGATAGTAGCCATTAATAACTATCTTCTCAGTACCTGATATCTCACTACCTTCTGCTTCGGTTAACACACCTGCCACTGTCCACCATTCGCTTAGCGTAAAACTTAAATCTAGTTTACTGTTATCATCAACCGTATCATCCGTTTGATAGTGTGCATTTGGTCCTAACACGTTGCGCATATCATCCACAAGGGGCGCAAGGTCAAAGTATAGCTTATTATCGGGCGCAGCGGGTACATAGAAGTTGTACGTCTTGCCCTCAATAATGACCTCTATGCCATAACGAAAACCGATTTGCGCAGTCTCCGTACTCGTTGCAATGATCATTAGCTTTTGACCCCGTACCGCCCAATTGTATGGCTGGTCATTTATAGTTATTGCCATTTATCTTTTGTTTAACAGTAATCGATTCTCAATACTTTTTATGTAGCTATCCATTAGCTTGTCTTTGTATTCGTCCCATGTATCGTCTATTGCCTCGCTGTAGTAGTTAATACCCTCAATACCCTTCTCACCTATGCTTGTTGCAATGGCTATAGCCGCGCTCTTAATATTTGTTTCCGTTGCCTTAATAAATTCACCCTGTCTGTTGCGCAGTTTTAGTGGCTTCAGTTTTATCCACTTCATGATGTCTTTATAGGGCGGTCTTTTGTTAGGTTGTCCCGGATAAGGTTTGCGGCCAAACTCAATCACATCTGCATACTTGCCTACCTCGTCATTGTCAACTGTAAAGTCTATCGTAGGTTTGTTATAGCGCAAACGTAACTTATAAGTTAACGAGTTTAGTAACCTGCCCGATGCCACACGGTTAACCGTCTTACCACGCACCCTACGTTTAATGCGCAGGTTGGATTGCGCACGCTCCACAACGGTAGCCGCGTATTCGTTTAGTAATTGCTCAAACTCATTCAATGCCTAACAGCCTTTTTATTTGTGTTATCTCTTCAGGCTTGGCAGATAATACAGCCTTTAATGCTGTGCCTATTTGCAATGTCGGGTCTTCCAGCACCACATACTTTGCAATTAAAACATCATTTTCATCGTACTCGCTAACGGTCCATGAATCTGTGCCGTCACCTTGTAACTTGTATTCGTATTCTTTTCTTATCATGTTCTTTCAAAATATAGTGTAGCAACTAACTGCGCTTGTGTTGGGTTTGTTACCCATGCAGGAGTAACCCACTTAATAGTGATCTCATCATTAGCCGCAATGGTTTGAGACAATCCCGTAACAGTATACGATGTCGATGTAGGTGGCGCACCTGTGAAGACAATAGCGTTTGATAATAGAACATCGGTTGTGTTATTAATTCTTACAGAAACAGTAGACGCTTCACTGGTAGCAGTTCCCGCTCCATTATTAGCCATTAACTGTGCGCCTACCAACTTACAAGCAAACGCCATCTTATTATCGTACAAAGTCGCAACTGTTGACAAAGCCAGTGTACCCTCTCCTATGAAATAGGTTGTACTATCTGCAGGGGCAACAGGGCCCACACCCATACGAATAGTAAAAGTATCCTTCTGATTGTTTATCTGCGTTTGTATCGCACTGGTCACACCATCTAAATAACCGAACTCAGTATTAGATACCGAACCACTTCCGATGTTAGCCGCGTCTATACCCGTTGGCATATCACCCGCTGCGAGTGATGTACCCGCTGTTACAAGTCCCTTGCTATCGTATGTTATTTTGGTATTCGTTGCACCCGTTATCGGGGCGTTGCCTGTTAGCTTACCATTGAAAGTAGACCAATCTGCGCTACTCAATGCGCCACGATTTGCCGCACTGGCTGTAGGTAGGTTGAACGTGTGGGTACTTGCTGCGCTACTTATTGCAAAGTCAGTCCCGGCTGTACCAACTGCAAAGTTTTGTGTGCTTTCAGTCAAGCCATTTAGCGAGCTTATACCGATTGCGTATGTAGTATGCACCTCACCTATTCGGCCGTCCTCGGTATAAAGCGTTACGGTTTTGCCGTTTGTGTTTTGAATATCAAACTCAATGTGTATACGGTCGGTTGCAGCCGTCACAGTGGTAGGTACTGAGATGGTGAAGCTGTACAAATCGGGCACGTTGCCGTTTGTGATTTCTTCCATTGTGGAAGTAGCAACCAATGTAAACGTGCTGCCGTTGTACGTGTATAGCTTTGCAAGTATTTGGGCAAGGTTAGAACCCCCGCCTGCTTCACTTAAATACACATCTATAGTCCACACACCTGCAGGTATAAGAACGTGGTTTGGTGAACCTACA